TTACCATTACTTGAGCATATCCTGCAGTTTCAGCGCCAGTAGTTGTATTAACAACAAATACCATTCCTTTAATTAAAAAATCAACTGCAGCACCACCAGAGGCAACTCCTCCAGTAGCTGTATCAGCATCTACTGTAAAAGTATATGAGCTATTAGCAGCAACAGTAGAACCACCATTGACTTGAGCAGCCATTAGAAAGTTTCTTGTTGTCATGTTGATTTTTGACCTATTCTCTAGGTATCGGAAGACAGAGTCATCCGTTGGTGTTTTTGCAACTTGAGAGAGGTATACGAAAAAAGGTGATTCTTCGGGAGCTAGTTCAGCAACTCTATCACTAAAATCGTATAACCGTCTTCTATCAGGAGCTTGACCAATACCAGCGTCAGTAGCCGCAGCTGTGACGTTGCTAGAGAGTTTTATTCCTTTTGTAACAGACATTTTATTTTCTCCGTTATTTTATTTTAGAGTAATCTTCCAGCGTTGCCTGCTTTTAAAATCCTATCCCAAGAAACATCTATTTCGCTTTTTTTCTGTGGGTCTCCTCCTTGGAGAACTCCAGCAGACTTGGGCATTGACTGGACATTTTTTACAGCTTCTAAGTTTTCAGAATCTATTGGTTGTGGATTATCTTTATTTTTATACTGTCTAAATACATTAATCAAAAAGTCAACAGGTAGTTGTTCTCTTGGATTTGTAGCAAACTGAATAAAGTCTTCTATCTCACTATCATCTGTAATGCCGTAATTTTGTCTCAATTCATTTTTCAGATTTTGCATAGCAACCTGACTTTGGATTCCAGACATCTGTTCTGAAACAGCTTCTTGAACCAAAGCTTTTTCCTGACCAACTCGTAATTTATACGACGGTGAATCAGGTTTGTAATAGGCTTCCCAAGGGTCAAAAGAGGCTTCATCAATACCTTCTGGTGCTAATGAACTCTCATTATTTTGTTGAGCAGGCTTACCTTCTAATTTTTCTTGAATCGCCTGAACTACATCAGGTCTTGATTCTAAAACAGATTGTAATTGCTGTAAAGGTTCTAAGGAATTAACTTGTTTTTGCAGTGAATCATATTCAGCTTTTTGTCTATCGTACATAGATTGAAATTTTCTAGTTTCATTTTCCCAATCAGTAGCATATTCAATTTGCTCTTCATTTCCTTCTGCTGTAATTTCGCTAGGAACTTTATCAATTCCTTGGCTTTGAGCTTCCATGTTGTTATCAACTGGAACCTCTTTACTAACTACCTCTACGTCTGGCATTGTTATATCCAGACCTTTTCGGTCATCAGATAGCTTATCCTCATAAGTTTTACTTTTTTGCTCTTGTGTTGTTTGGTTTTCCATGTTTCCTTTCCGAATCTTCTTGTTCCTAATTGGACTTTACCTTTCGATATCCCCAGACAAGACTTGACTCTTTTTAATGTTAACCTTCAACGCCTTCTTCTGTATCCGTGCCTTCACTTGCATTGCTTCCATACCTGGATTGTAAATCTGCTTTATCAATTATATTTTCCATCTTATTGAGATTTTTTCTTTCTTTGTCCTTAATTTGATTAAGGGCTGTATCAAGATTGCTCTTAAATTTCTGAGTGATGGTTTGTTTTCTAGCGTTAATCATTTCACGCTCAGAAGTTTGTAAATCACCACTTAGTTTTTTAACCTCAGATTCTAGTTGTTTAATATAACCTTGCATTTGTTGCATAGCACCTTTACGTTGCAATACGCCTTCTTTGTCGTAGATTTCTGTTTTCTTTAAAACCTCGACATCATCTACCAAGCCCATCTTATACGCATCTAAATACATATTGTACTCAGCCATCCTATTTGATGGTAGCGTTGAGCCTGATATTATCCGAATATCGTGCTGTCCTAATGTGATATCGTTTTCAATAGTCATTAGTTCGTTCGTCTTGTCATCATACATTCTATTGTTTATTGTAAACTCTGTAATATCATTATTAGGTTGCACAATTCTAAAAGTCTTTTTGAACTTGTAATGCCCTTTAGCAAAGTTATAAACAACTTTGCCAAGTATATCCAAGCTTCCTTCGATGTCTCTCAATTTTGAGCGACCTCTACTTTCTCCCATTTCTTGTAATAAATAAGTACCTCTAACTGTGTCTGGAGCACCAGACTTAAACCCTTGCATAAGTTCTGAGATACCAAAATTTAAATCTATATAAAATTCTACTCTAGAAATTAAATTATAAAACTCAGAAGCTAGTGGCTGTGGTGCTGGATAATGAGGTTCTCCAAACTCTGGATTGTATTCTATAACAGCATTTGGATTAGCCCAGTCTCTCTCAAGCTGACCTATATCATCCACACTTCCTTCAGGTACTAATAACTTTAATCCAGCAGAAGCCTGAGCATGACTCAATGTTAATGAGAATAATTTATTAATTAATCTCTGTGAGTCTTTTACTTTTGTAACATCAGACTTTGGATATGGAGTGTTAGTCCAAATATTTGGGACTGGTACAATAGGATAAACGTCGGTGTTGAGAACTTGTTCATAAAGGAGAACTTGACCGACTGTAGCTACATGGCGAATACGTGTCTGTAGAACTTCTACAGCTTCCACCAGTCCCGATTCTAAAAGATGACCATTTTCCTCAGCTATGCTTTGAAATGTATCTAGGTCAACTATTTTTTCTTCTTGTGTTTCTCTATTAAATATTCTGTAAAAAGGAACTTTAATTTTTTCAAATCTCTCTAATATTCTATACTTTTCATAACCACCCCTATCGTAATCTTTTGTGACATCAGGAGTAAATGATGCTGATGAGTTTTTGCGTTTTGATGATGGGTAGTCTTCTTCATCGCTAGACGAGTCTATGCTATCAATCATTTCAGATAGCTGTGGATATAAACCAAGGAGTTGGTCTTTTGTAAGTATTGTAGATAAAATCATAGCAGATGAATCTGCGTAATATCTATCTCTTGAGGCTGGGTCTACATATATTCTAAAGGGATTTATGTGTGTAATCTTAACATCACCCCTACCATAATCAGCTTCTGGGTCAAGGTATACGTAAAAATATCCTAGACCAGCTACGGAGTAATCGTGTACTACTTGTTTAAAATGAGTATTGCAATCTGATATATCCCAAACATATTCTAACATTGTTCTCCAAACATTAGCAAGTTTGTAATCAGAATCTTCTCTAGCTACTGCTGAGAATTTTGGATTGCGAGAAGTAAGAAGAGATTTTAATTTATCAACAGCAGCGTAAACTCTGTCAATAATAAAATCACCTTGCCCCACTGATTGAAGCATATCTGACTCTTCTGAGGAATAGTGATTGCCTAAAGAAAAGTCAATAGCATCTCGTGCTTCTACTTCCCAATCAGACCTTGCGTCTCTCCACCTTCTCCATAAATCTCTATTCTTTTGAGCTTCGTCGTTCTCTGCAAAAGTTTCTACGTAGTTAATAGTTAAACTCCTTTAATATATATACTATATAATATAACGAAAAACACCTAAAAAGTCAAGTGTTTTTTTAAATTCTTTGTCCTGTAATCCAACTTCTAATTGAAGACTTCTTTTTACTTTTTTTATCTTCACTATCTTCTAAGTGAAAATTAGCAGCATCAAAGCTTTTACTAAGAGGAGCTCTGGCATTTGTTATTGAATACCAAAGACCATCTAGTAGGTCATCGTGCTTTCCTTTTGGAAAGTGAAACATTTCATCTACAAGTTCTTGATGATTTTTTTTTATATAAAGTTTACCACGGTTTACGATAGGACATAACGATGATTCTATTCTATCTTCTTTTTTTATTCCCTGTGGAGGCCTTACTCCTCTAGCTATTCCAGGAGCCATTTTTCTATCATAACCACTAATTTGATTAACAGAATCTTTAATTATTCCTTGTGCTCCAACGTGCTCTACATTTACTCTCCTTATAGGAGAGTAAAGTTTAGCTAGTTCAAAAATCTTTTGTGGCATCTCGTAAAGAGGTAGATGTTCATGGTAATAATCAATCACATAAAAGTTCTTATCGCTATCAACTGCAGTAACCATAATTACCTGATAATCGTTATGAGCATTTGACTCATAAGCTAGGTCTACTCCCATATAAACATTTACAGGTATTACCTCATCACCAGTTTTTAAATAACATTGATTTGAATTACTAACTAACTCATAATCATGGTGTTGTATTTTATCTATTTTAAACTTAGCAGTTGCTAAATCTCTAGCATCATTCATATACTCTTGAGCAAACTTATGCAGCTGACCTACATTTTCATAATCTCTTCGTATTTGATTTATTTTCTTTTTATTAAAATAAGATTCCCAAAGAGGTTTACCGTCTTCTAATACTCTATGAAATACAACATCCCAAGTGTACTCTTCTTTTTTATCTTTAGCTTCGAGGTATCCATCATATATAGCCTGTAATGCTGAATCGTAATGTACGATAGTGCCAATTAACCAGATAGAGCCCTCGTTGCCTTTTGATTCTTCTAAAGAAGGGTAGACAGTAGACATTAACCATTCTTTTATTTCACGCCTTCTGTCTGGAGTTTTTGTATTTAATTCTGATTCAAAGTCGTCAAGAATAATTTTTGTATACCTAGTACCAAGCTCAGACCTACCACGCAATCTTTGGCTAGTACCCTTAGCTATAATTCTATCACCCCTACTAGTAGTTATTTCTTTTTCAGTCCACTTGTCACCAACCATATCTCCAAAATAATAATTTAATGCATTGTTATATTCCATATGGTTTTTAATATATTTTAAATGGTCTACAGCCTGACCTTGTTCTTCAGATACCCAAGCTGCAAATTCTTTTTTTCCTTGTGGGTTAAAATATATTTTATGCAGCAGTGCTGCTTTAGCCATTGTAGACTTAGAGTGACCACGAGGAAGTACAATACACATCTTTCTTGATTTTGGGTCTAAAAGCTTTTTACCTACCTCATAATGAAATGGAGCTGGAGATGACTTCATAAAATCATCTGGTAAAAACAACTGACCAAATGCAATTAAATCATTTGCAACTATACTAAGTACTCGGTCTTTTTCTTTTTGACCGCTTGAGTTTATATTAAAATTATCTATCGTACCAATCTCCACTTTGAATTACTTTAAAAGAACTACTTCTTTGCATCATTTCATCTCCAGCTACATAAACCCATGCATCTTCTTTTGTTCCATCTTCCATGTCAACGGTTGTTTGTACTCTTCTGTATAGACCAGATGAAATACCTTCATACATATCGTATCTCATTAACTGTTCTTCTGTGATATCTCTAACCTCAACTACAGTTCCTTTACCTTTAGAGTTTTGTATTATTGCTGGAAATGTTTGATGACCTGGATACACTAAAGATGTGTTCTCTATTCTACCCAATTTGCCTTCACCTCTTCTAAGTGTTCCATAAACAGCTATTTTATTTTTTTCTTTATTCATTAGGATAATCCAATTTGTCTAGGCACGCCTAGATGTTCTATACTAAAATCATAATTATAAACAGTCATACAGTGAACACATTGAGCAAAGTATTGATTGATGTCAATATCGTGAATAACTATACCATCAATCATTAATTTTGTATGACAAAAATGACAGTCTTTAGTTTTCAATCTCTCTTTCAACCGAAGCAAGTTCCTTGACATTACCACCCCCTATGGCATCTAATTGTTCTTTTGTAAAACCTTGAAAGACTGCAACAGACTCTGTTTTCTTTTCTGTATCCATCATGCCGCTAATCTGCATTAATGTTTTTAAAGCTTGTATCTTATCTCTATCGTTAGAATCTCCTTTGTCAACAATATCTCTCATCTGCTCTAAAAGATATAGTGGAGTTATATCTGCGTCACTTAATACTTTATCTATTTCTTCTCTAATCATGTTTTGAATCCTTTTAGCCTTCATTAATATTTTGGCTTGACCTTCAGCATACGATTTGTTATTTGTTGGAAATGCTTTTACAAAAGCCTCTACTACATCTTCTCCCTTTGCTACATACTGAGCAAAAAGAAACTCTCTTTGTGTGGTCTTTTTCTTTTCGACTTTATGTTCGTAGACACTAGTGTTAGTCAAGCCAAAAGAATAAAGGTTTCTTCTAGGCTTACCTTCCATTTTAATTTTATCACCACAAATAAATGTTCCGAGAGGAACCCTAATGTAATAGTTTTTTTGCTTACTGCCTGCTCTTTTAAACATTGTTCCACGTTTTAAAACCTCGCAGACTTGTCCGTCGTCTGAAACTATCCAACTACCTTCTGTGCCTTCTCTCCAGTTATTAACTAATAATAGATTAGGGTTGTCCTTTCGAAACTCATCTATACTACTATATATCGGATGATTAATTTTATTTATTTTTCTAGTTATCATAATATAATATAATCAAAAAACATACAAAAGTCAAGTTATCTTGAAACAGAGCGTTTTGCAATCTCTTTATTACTCTCACTATTTTTGCTTCTGATGTAGGGAGAATGACAGCTATTACAGGTATACAATCTGTACCTACTACTTCCAGTATAATAAAACTTTTTAGTAGCTTTTAATTGATTACTTCCACAAACAGTGCAGCAGTCATCGTCAATCATTACAGCTATATTAGGATGAGACTTCATATAAGGTCTTAGCTTAAGATACATATCTTCAAGACCTATAACGTCACCACGATTATACTTTTCCATTTTGTCTAAAGCTTCTTGCTTTCCACTCATACAGTCAATCCATAGTTGAAACTCTGTATCTAATTTTTCTTCTAATTTTAAAAACTTAGTTATAAAGTCTTGCTTGTGGGAAGAAAAGGCAAACTCTCTTCTTGCTTGCTTTAATGTATCTATAGTTTTAAAAGGTAAAGGTGCTTTGATATCATTAGCTATAAACCTAGCATTTATTTTTCTAAGGTCAAACCTATCTCCATTATGAGCTATAATAATATCTGCTTCATTCAGCAACTTCCAAACAGACTTCATTATACGTTTATCGTTTC